CTTCTGGTCGTCGCTCGCGCCAGTGCCCATCGGGAAGCGCGACCTGTCCACCATCTGGTTCTCCAGCCACGTCGAGCCGGCCACGGGCGGCGCGTTCGTCTCCTGCCTGCTCGTGCCGGATGACGTGAGTGAGGATGTCAGCGACGCCTCCATCTGGCCGAGGACGCCCGAACCGCCCTGGACCTTCACCTTGTCCACGAACATCGCTGCCGCACGGTTCTTCGCCATCACGTCGCCCAGCGCGTCGCGGTATGCGCGGAACCACTCGTAAGCCTGTGAAAACTCGGGAAACCCGCGCAGTCGTTTACCATCCACCAGATAGCGGTTGCGGGCCGCATACAGCATCACGGCATCCGTATTCGGTCGCAGTTCGGCGGCGTCTATCGCGCCATCCGGGACACCGCCGACGGCCTCAATCTCAGCCTCCGTCGCCATCCAGTTGCGGTAGGCGACCTTACTATACGTCTTGCCCTCGACCTGCACGCCGTCCACGTTCTGGACGAACCAGACGTACCGCATAGGGTCTTCCGGCATCGTGACGATCTGGCCGATCTCCTCGGTGCGCACGGTGCGGATCGTCGTCTGCGCCGGCGCGAATCCGCTCGCCGTCTCTGTCCAGAACGTGTAGAACAACTCGCCGGTCTGAATCGCCTCGTCGCTCTGTTCGTGCAGTACGCGCTCGCCCAGCACCGGCTTGTTACGGTCGGCCAGCCAGAACTCGTCCCATATCTGCTGCGCCTGCGGATTCATCGGCGTGACGGTCACTTTCTGCCCGAAGCCAAAGTCGGTCCAGGTGTTCACGGCCAACTTGGATTGTGTATCCCAAAAACCCATATACCGCGCTGTCGCCACGCGGTTGAGCCGGTCCCGCTCGCTAATATCCATCTGCGTGCCGAACACGCCGCCGATGCGCTGCCAGCCGCGTTGCTCCAGTATCAGGTCGATGAGCTGCGAGTCAACTTCCTCCAGCTCCGCCATCAGCCGTACCGGGTCGCGCCGGATGTACATCTGCGACTCCAGCAGCATTTCGAGCATCTGCTGAGCACGCTGTTCCTTCTCTTTCAGTTCCGCGCCGCCGATGGCGCGGCCTAAGCGCTCTCTTATTGTTGGCATAGTCAATTATCCTACTCTACTTCATATCTACCAATAGGTGCCATCAAGTCATCAGGCACTGTGTCAACATATCGCGCCTCGACTGGTTTAGGCAAAGACAGAGCATCGTCAAGTCGCTCCAGTTCAATTGATGGTACAGCAAACTTCACGCGACAAAAACTACAGCGTGAATTTATACAAGCAACATATCCATCGAAGTTCTTCATTACATGGTCACACTCAGGGCACTGTGCATACATGCCTTTAAGAATGAAAGTTGGCATCACTCCGCCTAAATCTCCCACAACTCCTCATCGCAGTTGAACGGGCGCCCATCGTCGCCTATTTCGCAGACAACATAGTTGACGACAGACAAGTCCTTATCCGCCCGGTACTTGATAGCATGAGCCCTTGCCAGTCGTATATCGCATGAACTAAACAAAACTAGACCCTGGCTGCCACTGATGGTCATCCATCCTTCTGGCCCACAGTTGCTATTCTGATACCAAATCCCATATAGCTTGTCGGCCACGTCTCCCCCTATCTAATCTGCTCCATCCTCTCGCACCGCACACAGCGTCGGAAGCGCTGCGGGCCCGTACCGTTGTAGCCCTGCATCGTGAGATAGCGCCAGTCGTGGCCCAGAATGCGGCACACAATGGCATCCCATGTGTTGGCGATGTGATAGGTGATGGTGTTGTAGAATTGTTCTACCATGTCCCAACCCTCACAGGCTCATAGCTAATCATGCTGATTTCATTGCCCGCCAGACCCGCTATCATATACCTCAGCGCATCAATCAAGTGATATTCATCTTTCGCCTCAATCGCATCCGTCACCTGCCCGTCCCGCGTCACCTTGCGCCGGTATGCTCCAATCTGCGAGAGTAGATTAGGACACGAGTCGTGTATCATAATCGCATCGTGCCTAAGCAGTTCAAGTATTTTATCAATCTGGCTCCATACGTCTGTAATCTCTACTCGTCTCAGCGGCAGCCCGTAACCTGAGAAGTCGGCCCGCTGCTGGCGCTCCGACGGGCCTCCGCCGTACCAATGCCAGATGCTTTCACCCTTCGATAAGTGCAGGATATTCTCAACGTGCTTCTCCGTCGTCGCCCCGAACGGCTCCATATATTCGCGGTAAATGTGCATCACGCGCCCCTGTGGGTCAAACGCTCCCCACACAGCGGCTACATACGCCCCAAGAGGATCGACGCCAACCGCTCGTGCCCAATGTGGCAATGGAACAAACGCCCTGCACTTGTGCTTGGTGTCATCGAATACCTCGAATATCGCACCCTCTGGATTGGCCCATTTGCCGTGGTAGAGCCGCTGCAACCGTGCGCCTGTCAGATTCGACAACGCTTCCAGGGTGCGCTCACCCTGCGCCGTCCATTGCCCGTGCTCATTGTCCCACAGCACCGGGTTATCGCGGTGTGTCGTTCTGAACAGCTTCAGCCGCCCCGCTGCTTCGCGCTGTAGAATCCAGTGCTGGCGGTGCGACGGGTTGCAGTCGCCTATCAGGAACGTGTAGGGCATCACCGCGCCACGACCGGTGACGCAGCGGGTCAAGTATTCCCAGTCTGCTGCTGTCATCTCCTCCGCCTGGTTGACGTAGATGGCATCACGTTCGGCCGATAGCGTCTTGGATGGGTCATCCATCCCCGCCAGCCAGATGCGCGAGCCGTTCGGGTAGTCAAACCACTGCGGGTAGCCACCGCCGTATGCACTGACTCCAGGGCCGTATTTGTCTAACAAATCCCTTGTAAATGTTCTGATGACCGTGCCGTATAGGTCGGTCTTTTTCTTGCGGATTATGCTAAAATGCGCGCCAGCGTACTTGTACGCCAGCGTGTGCAGCTTGAACAGCACAGCCAGCGTCTTGCCCGTCTCTGCCGGCCCCGATACGATGTGCTCGCGCCCCCGGCACAGGATGGCCGTTCGATTGTCGCCGTAGAAGGAATACGGAACATCATAGGTCATCTGGATTTACGTTGCCAACGTATTGCAGGGCAACCGCCCCGCCGTCCGCGCCGGTTAGCTCGGTGCGGTCAACGAACAGCTTGTGATGTTTGCCAATCTGCACCAGCGCACCTTGCATATCGCAGAACTCGATAGACTGACCGTGCGCCGTATCGCGGATGGACTTGACGAGGTGCAACTTGCCATCTGCCTTCATTTCAGCAAAATCGACTTTGCCCTCGTCACTGACATACTGCGCCCATTCACCACGCGCAATCTCTGCCAGTCGCCACAGCACTTCATCGGCTGACATTGCCTTGAGATAAAGTCTGTTGCTGACTTCTTGCCGAATGTCAGCATTTGTCAACAAACGGTAAGCCTCGCGTCGCGGATAAGCATAGCCAGCCCGACGCGCTGCCTCTGCACCATTCCAACATTGAAGGTATTCCTCAATAAATACCTTTCGCTTATCCGTCAACCGTCCGTTGCCGTTGCCGTTCTCACTCACGGCCACTCAACCTCTCCCCCCGAATCCCCCCACAGCGACGTGAGCGCGGTGCGGATTGCTGCAAGCGCACGCTTCAATAGATACCGCTTCGTGTGCATCTGCCAGCTATACCACCAATACGCCCACCACTTTGGGCGTTCAATCGGATAATGCACTTCGTCGTATGCCTCAACAGCGTCAACCAATTCCTCAAGCCTATCGCCATCTGGTGTGCCTGGTTCAGCATCGTCCATCAGCGTGTCGATTTCAGCTAGTGCGGCGTTGTATTCGTCAGCGTTCATCACTCACCCCTCCCACCGGAAGCGCAGGGAAAAGGAGGAAAGCCTGCGCTTCCGGCTAAGAAAGGAGAATCCCGACACACGTAAAGGGCGCCCATTACGTCGCGTCATCCGTATCTTCAGGTGATACATTGGTCGTTGTTACTCCTGATGGAATAGTAACTTCAGCAGCATTCTGTTCTGGTGCTTTGCATTTGCACTGATTGACGTGTGGACCATTTACCTTTTTACAGCGCGGACACAACCACCCGACTTGCAGCAATGGCTCGAATGAGCTTTCGTCAACGTGAATATAGAAACTCGTCGACAATGCAGCACAAGAACACCCGGGCCAATGACTGCCGTTGTAACCACCACAGACGTTGCAAATGTAGTCACCTGCTGCCATCAGCATCGAACTCCCTGTACCATCGCCGCAATATCCGCCTATGCTTGTAGCGCATTAGCTCGTCTAGCGGTTTGCGCTCCAACCATTTAGGCGGTTCAGGCTGCTTTGGTCTGCGCAGTTTCTTGGGTTGCTTCTTGGTCATAGCTCAGAATCCACAACACGCACATACTCGCCCAGCAATTCCTTCACACACCTCTGGCACAGATCCAGCTCTATGAGATTGCCATCGCCGAACACTGAGCCATAGCTGCCAAGGTTGCGCCACATCATAAATTCCTGCCACTCCAGTACGTCGTCGTCGCTGCGGGTGACGGTGAAGCCGCACCTGTTGCAGGTGAGGGTGTCAAGGAATATGCTCTCCTCTTGCCTGGTCTTGTATGTTCTCGTCATCAGCCATCACCACACTCATTAACTGAACTGCACAACGAACTCGCGTAAGCTCGCCCGCCATGCTGTGCAAAATCCCCCGCGCCAACCGCCGCCACGATTCGCGGTCCTGCTCCTCGGTCGTCTCGTCGAGCGACGCCCAGGCCACGAGCGCGCGGTACTGGCCTTCGAGCCGCTCGACTGATGCGGATAGGACTTTGAGCGCTTCAAAGCGTGCGTCATTCATCCCCGGCTTTCATCCACACGTTACGAAATCCCCCCGTCGGCACCGGCCACTTCATCATCGTCAATCGCCCTGCCTCTACCTCTGCGCTCAGTATCTCCAGCGAGCGTGTCTTGCCGTAGCCCGTCGCCTTCATGAACTGTCGCCGCGTGAACGCGCCAGGCGGGATAACAAACTTCTCTTTTTGTCGCCGCTGGATCTCTGCGATGAGCTGCGCGGCGTCGACGTCGAGGTCTCCGTCGAGTCTGGCGTCCAGATCGGCAGTGCC